ACACCTTCAGCGCCCTTTTAACTGCGCCGCTTGGCTCGGTGTTGGCATCTCAGCTTTTCACCGAATTCACGGAGTTTTTTAACGTCTAATGTTAAACGTTGTCGGCCAGCTCACCGCTACGACTTTGAATGTTGGTCGCAATGATGTCGCTGATCGAGCTATTGGCAAAAGCCATGATGAAAGCTCCTTATAAAATTATCAGAGTCGGTCGCTCATATTGTCGAATTGTTCGGCAAGTAACGCCCGACGATCTTGTGCTTTGGTATTTGTCACGGTTCCGGGTGTGGAGCCACGCACGCTAACCGCTGCCGCTCGCGCCGACTTCGCAGCTTTATTTGCTGCTGCTCTTTTTGCTGTATCCAATTCAGCTTGTTTGCTGGCTTGCACACTTTCAAAAAGGGTCGGGTCTAAGCGCAATGCTTTTTGATACGCGTCATCAAGGTCTTTGGCAACACCGCTCTGTAGGAGCTGGATCATTACAGGCCTTGCTTCCTCGAAATACTCGGCTTTCTGGCTGAAACTGTTAATCTCACCCAAAAGCGCCTGATTCTGCTGCTGTTCCTGTGCCTGCTTCCATCCCTGCACTTCGCCGCGAACGCTATTCAGTTCGTTTTGCAATGCAAAAATGGTTGGGTCAACGGGCATCTGTTGTGGCAGATTACCCATATTATTTAAATCTACTCCATAATTTTGTGCGAGTCTAGCAAAATACTGGTGCTTTTCCTGCGGATTACTATAACGCAATGCGTGATCGGCTTCCATCAACGCCTTAACCGCTTTAGGCGCATCAATGCCAAGCCCCTGTATCGTGTTCATGTAGGGGTTCAAAACCTCCTGCATCTGGTCGGCAAACTGTGCTTTTGAGATTAGCGGTTCGACACCGGCTTTCATCTCATTTTCGCGCTGCCAGGCGTATTCTTGTATGCGAGCTGGCGCGGCTTTCCAGTCCTCGTGGTAATCCTTCTTCCAACTTGCCGGTGGGCGTTTCCACAACGGTTCTTCAACCGGCTCGGTAGGGTCTGCTTTTAATTGCGGTACTGCCGGCCCCGACTGTTTGGCATACTTGCCGGACTCATCCCGCTGCTTTTCATATTTTGCCGGTTCAACCCTTGCAGGTTCCGGCGCCGCTTCAACGACTTCATCGAATTGCTGCGAAAGCATCTCGCGGCGGCTGTCTGCGTTCTCTACTGGGACGATTTCATTTAGGTCTGACATTGTTGCTCCCTGTGGGGGTTTACCTACGGATAAAACGAAGATCGTCGCGCAGTTTGGCCAGCACTTTGTTGGCTTCGTTGTGCGTCATATTTGCCAGTTGTTCCCGCAATACTTCTTTGCGGTTGTCTTTTACCGGCGTTGGCTTGGTTTCCATTGTTTCGTTGCCGATCTCAATGCAGTTGTGTTGCCGCAGATGCTCGCGGTGATGGCTGCGACTGGTAATCATTGATCCATCTGCCATTGATTGATAAGGCTGGATGTCCGGCATAATGATTGGCGCCACCGGATCCCGGTAATATTTAGATTTCTCAATCAATTTGCCATCAATTTGAATGTAGGTTTTTCTCATATCAGCGCCAAAACGTCCTCATCATCTAATTCAAGGTGCAAATCCCAAATCCTTTGCACCCTGTCTAAATCGGCCAGCATCTTGTCGTAATCAATAGCCGGTTGTGTGCTGGCTAACTTTTCCATGTATGGCTCAGCAATCTCTGCCGCCACCTCCGGCCTGCCTTCTACTATTCTTTCAAATGCGTAAACAATCTCGGCTTTGCGCCTGGCTGCGTCGGCAACTTCTTTTGCAAACTTCTTTTTAAAATAGTCGCCGTCGTGCGTGTCAAATTCGACAATCTGGCTTACATAGTCCCATGTCGCATCGTCCCAAGTGCCTGTGTCCCAACCGCCGTTCATTGTGCAATCTCAACCCCAACAGCACGCCCATCAGGACCGCGCACAATGCGTTTGGGCGCCATCAGTGCAGACAGCGCCTGCTTTACCTGTTGCAGCGATTCGTCGTGCTTGTTGGCCATATCGGCGTGCAGGACGGTCACTTGGTTAAGCGCATTAGACACCCCGGCGCCCAGCTCCTGCGCCACCCGGTCAGACGCCGCCTGCGCCGCTTCAGCGGTTTGCAGATCCACGCCGGGATTCGCACCTATGCGCGCAACCATGATTTTAGTCGCCGCTTCGAGCTCTGATTTCCAGCGGTTGAAGTCATCAATTGATTTAACCTCCTGCGCCTTCATCTCCATTTCATGCCGCATTTTCTGATCGTCAATCTGCGCTTGCATCTGCAATGCTTGCGCTTCGGCCTGCATCTTCATCTGTTCAGCTTGCGCGCTAACCTGCATCTTTGCCTGTTCAATCTGCTGCGTGGCCTGCAATTTCATCATTTCAAGGTTTGGCGGCGCAGGTTGCGGATTAGCAGCGGCTTGCTTTTGCTTTTCTTTTAGCTGGTCTAGCGCGGCATCGAGCGTTCCTTCTATCGGTTTGGCCTGCTTAAACCCGTTAATGCCGAACTTCATCACCTCGACCAGCATCGGTATCAATTCCGGCGAGGACTGGCCAACCGGCAACGCTTCCCGCAACAGCCCACCAAACGCCGTGATGAACTCAACACGATCCCTTTTGTTTTGCTGCTCATCTAACTGCACCAGGCTGTCGGAATCCACCTCGATGCGAAAGTTCCGCAGCGGATTGTCTTGCATAAGCTGGATGGCCTGCGGGATCATTTGTTGATCTTCCGGGCTCATCTGGCCGGCCGCGGCATACAGCAAAATCGTCTGCGGTTGGAATTTGGTGCAAATAACCTGCGCTTTTAAGCGGATAAGTTCGCTGGCAAACAGCGCCACTTCCTCTTGCATTGAGCGCAATCTAAGCCCAGCGTACTGGCCTTTGATCTGCTGCGCGGTCGCTGTTTCGCTTGCAGATGTCTGCCCCCTGATAATGTCGCTGATGCCGGTAATTTCGTAAATTTGCCCTTTTATGTCATCGCGCGCGCGGTAGCAGTTCAGCAACGCGCTGGCTAACATGTCGATCGGCAGGATGTCGATACTGCCTTTCAGCCCGCCTTTTTCAGAGAACGCCATCCATTTATCGACCGGAATCAACGTGTTGTTGTCGCCTTCGGTCAGCAGCCGTTGCAGCGCAGGCTGGCTGGCATCGTAAACACCACGGATCCGCAATGCTTTAACCAGTCCGTCAATTCTGTCTGACAGAATATCCAGCTCGTTGGCCTGGTCCTGGTAAATAACAAAATCAGGCACCGGAATCAGGCTGTCGCTGGTGGTGGTGCTGTAAAGGGGTCGCGCGCAAGGAAAGAATTGGTCCAGCTCCAACGGATCGTCGCGCTCGTCTATCAGCGTAGGATGATTCTTCGACAGCCAATACACCTTGCCGCTTTCCTTGTCCCACAGTTCGCATATTTTCGCCCTGGTGCGCTCTTTGGTGCTCTGGCCGTAGGTCGCCAGCGTTTCGGCGCCAGAGTCCAGCGGTATCGATTTGGCCATCTTTGCGCCAAAACGCTCGGTCAATGCTTCTTTGGTCATGTAGACCCAGCGCCAGACGCAGGTCACCTCCTCCCAAGTGCGCGCAACACTATGTCCAAAATCCTTCCAATGAACGTAGTCGGTCGGGGCGCACTCATACTCAATTTCTTCCTGCGGCTCGGCCTCGCCTGCGGTGTAGTCCTGACCTTCTGGATTTGGCGCGCCTTCAGGAGTTTGGCCTTCGGCTGCTTCATTTTCTACATCCTCCGTTACCTGCAAACCATCTTCTGGCATGTCCAACTGCCGAACGTGCGGCTCATACCGCACCCACGCCACGCCGCGGCCACCGAGAAACCTGTCCTCGACCGCGTGTTTCATAGTTGAACGAAAGTCTGGATAGTGCTCAATCTCAAAATCTAGTGCGCGCTCAATCAGCGATCCAGCAACACGGCCAACCGGATCATTGTCACCAAACCGGCGTTGTGCAACCGCTTTCGGCAACTTGGCGTAAACCGCCGGAATCAACGTCTGCACGTTTGACCACAGGATGTTGAATTTCGCGGTTTCGTTTGTGTGCTGGCTGCGGTTGTCGTCGCGGTAGCGTTTGACGATTTTTGCGCTGCGGGCTTCCCACTTCTTGAATTCGTTGTCGTATTGACTGATGATGTTCAGCCATTTATCGACGCCGGTGCTGGTCTTTTCCATTTACTTATTCCTGTTCGAGATTGCAGCCGCTTTGCTCTTAGCGTCGGCTTTGCTGCTTGCACCCCACGCCTTCAACGCAAGTGCCAACCGCGTCGGCTCGCCGTTCTTTTCCATTGGACCAGGCATACCGCCCATGCGCGCAAGGAAACTAGCCCGCCGCGGATTGTCACCGGCTTTGACCGGCGGCTTGAGTTCGCCGCCTGTCTCTGCCTTGTAGCTAGCTCGGCCTGCGGCATTCAGCCCGCCGGCAGGGTTCTTTCCTTCTTTGCGTGTCCAGGCTGCGGTCATTTTGTGAATATCACATCCCTGTTTACCCGGTCGGCAATCTTGTAGCCCATGCTGGCCAGTAGGTTGATCGTGTCATCGTCGGTATAGCCGTATCGCTCGCCGTGGCCTTTTAACTCTAACGTAATGACCGGCCAGCTTGCTTCTATTGTCTCAATCGCGCCCAAAATAGCCTGGTGCTCGGATCCCTCGACATCGAGCTGCAACAAGTCGCAGTCGGTCACGCTCAGGCTGTCGATCGGCAATACGTCAAATTCTGTTCCCTCTTTGATTTGATGCGCGCCTATATTGTCCGGGTATATCTGGTCAATCGCCGCCTTGCTGTGGTTCTGACCAAACGCCGCCCTGCGGATTACCACTCGCGGCTGGCTGACGGTGTTGATGGTCAACGCCTCGAAATTGGCTGCGTCCGGCTCCACGGTGTAAACGCGCCGGAACTTCTGCGCGAGCGCCACCGGATAAACCCCAACGTTGCCGCCCGCCTGAATTGCGGTTCTGAACTGCTTGCACAAATCGAGACTTGCCCCAAGGTCGCAGACCTCGCGCAACACCGCTTGTATACAGTGCTCATCATTCTCAGGAACCGCCCAGCCGTCATGCTGTCGCATATTGCACCCTAGTCTGCTCCCACGGCCGCGGCTTGCCGTGGAACGCGATTAAACGATCTTCGGGCTGTACGCCGTTCGGCAGAATGTCGGCTTTGAATGACTTGATGCCGGGCGTGATGTCTTGCCAGTATTTGACCGACTTGTCTCGTAACGCCCACTCAAGATAGATTTGGTCGCCACCATCGCAGTAACGATCACCAGCCTTGAATTCGTTGTAAATGAATTCATGCGGCTTTGACCACCACATCAGGCTGGATTGCATGGCCATTGGGTTAGCCTTGCCACGGTAAACGTCGCGCATGATTACAAAGTCGTGCGGTCTTGCTGCCTCTAGCATCTCTGTGCAGTCGCCTACCAGGACTGTATCTAAATCCATGTACAACGCGCTCGGTAGCCGGAACAACTCGACCTTCGACCACCAACCCGGCCAATCGTGCGCCAGCGGCAATATCTGGCAGTCCAGGTCTAAGTCGGTCAAGCAAATGAAATCTTCGTCTGGCAGGTAGCGGTCGCACATCTTTTCCAACGCGTAAACGTGCGCTGGCAAGAAATCACCGCCCGACTTTAGGACGCAAGCAATCACGCGCTGAATATCCCGACCGCCATCACTTCAACACCCGCGCCGGTCGTGATTTTCCACGCGCCATCGGCAGACACTGCATTGATTTCGACGTTGTACACGCCTATGCCGCTGCCGGGGCTTGTAGGGCAAATGGTATGCGTCAGGATGCCCGTACCAGAGCCATCGACAAGCACTACGTTACCTGTCGCCGCCGTGGTGACGGTGCAGATAAGCCGGTGAATGTAGTCGCCTTTTGCGCCTGTACCGCCCAAAACCTGCGCGGTCTGCGATGCGGCAACGTGCTCATATTGATACCGATATGGATTGTTCACGCCACTCATAATCTTTTGCTCCTGTTGGATTTCATGGTTGCCCACATGTCATTCAATGTTACGGTGTTCTCAGGCCCGACCATCAGAGGCTTGATCCTGTCCGGCGCCTTAACGGTTGGCTCGGCTCGCCAGGCTATCGCTAGCATCCGCATCGCGTCTGCCGGGTGCGAGCACCAGTCATGCCGCGGCGTCTGCCTGAATGCCTTCTTGTCCTCGTCATACTCCCGCTGGTACTGGCGCAACGCTTCGATGCCCTCGCTGCAATGTTCCACGTGAAACCACGTATTCGGCAGCATCTGGCGCACCGCTTGAATACCGTCCTGCACGCTCAGGTCGGGCACGATGGCCAGGTTGTTGATGCCCAGGTATTCTGCCATTTGCTCGATGATCGACTTGCCCTGCGCTGCCAGCGTCTTGGCCTTTGCATCGTGCGGCAGGTAGTGCTTGCCGTACTTGTACGGCTTGCCGGTGATCACCGCGGCCAGCTCGCCGATGTTGGCGCCGGACACCGAGTAGTAATCAATCACGTGGATCTCGCCGCGGATGACCTGGTAGAACCAGATCGCAGTGTCGTCCCTGTAACCCAAGTCCCAAGCTGTGTGCACCGGCACTTCGGGCTGGTAGTCAACCTGGCAGATCCGGCCCTGCTCGGTCGCCTCGCGCATCTCTGTGCCATAAAACGCCCCGAGGATTGCGGCCTCGAAGCTGCACTCATATTCTTGGTCAAACTGGTCCTTGCTCAGTTGCGATCGGGCGGCATCAAGCTCGGTGGCCGGCAACAGCCCTGACCTGCTGGCCGGAAGCTGAAGCAGGAACCAATCATCTTTCTGCTTGGCAGCGGTTTGGCGTATGTCGTAAAACTGATTCTTGCCTTTCGGCGTGCCGCCAAACACGCACCAGCCCTGCTTATCTGAGAGTGCCGGCCGGACCACGTTACCCCAAACTGATGGCTTGAAGTCGCCGAATTCGTCCAAGTAAACACCAGAGAACCCCAGCCCGCGCATGGCGTCTGCATTGTCAGCGCCGAACAGCCGAATCTTGCTGTTGTTTAGCAGCGTGACGGTCAGCTCGGCCTCGTTTGATTCTTTACTAATTGGCGCAGAATAATGCTTTAAATAATCCCAAACCACCGATTTAGCCTGGCTGCGATACGGCGCCACGTAACCGTAAAGCGGCATCGAGTCCTTGCTGGTGAAAGCAGCGCGGATCATGTCATTGATAGCGGCCACGGTCTTACCAGCTCGCCGGTGCGCGACCAAGCAGGCCCAGCGATGCGTGCGGTTGTGAAAAGGCATAAACGCCCGTCTGGGCGCGTATGGGATCTCGACTTTAACGATGTTCACTCGGCAATCCGCCAAGTGGCTTCGACGACCTGCGGCCCGCCATCGGGCCCGCTGACCTCTGCGCGTGACAGTTTGGGCACATGGTATTCAAGCAGATCTGAAAAGCATTTAAAAGCCGCCTGCGGCCCGTCCTGCACTGCGATCTGATCCAGCCATTCTTGCAGCCGATCGGCGTTGCCGTCGACAAAACGAGCAATCGCTTCTTTGGCGACTATGGTTGCTTTGTTCTGCAATCCTTTAGGCCGGCCCGCCCCTGGCCTTTTGTCGCCTTTTTTAAATTGTCCTGCGTTAGCCATTTTTCTTTTCGGGCATCCGCTTCATCGCCTCGGCCAGCTTCTTACCCTTATCCGCCTGGTTAAAGTCTTTGGCCACAGAAACCGGCACGCCAACCCGTTTCGCAAACTTCGGATCATGCGCGGCCGCTGCCATCATTCTGGCTTGGGCTGGTGAAGTGCTGGGCATCACTTCAATTCCCGCAACCGATAGATTGTCGAATCAATCAGCTCGCACACTTCGTCAATGATGTTTTGTAGTTGCGAGTCATCTGGCAACACTTTGCGTATCCCGTCAACAAAGTCTTTGATCTTTTCAATGTAAGTCAGCGGCACTTTTGCAATGTGAAAGTCAGACGGGTAGGTGTTTATCACCTGGTAACAGCCCTGATACGCCTCTGCCCACCTGTCAGCCAGGTCAATTACTTCCTCGTAATAACGCCCCAGCGCCTTGTGTTCGCTATAGCTTTTAGTTTGCAGGTGCATGAAATGGGCGTTCGTGCCTGAATGAAACAGGACAGAAACAAACAATGCCGCATTCTTTTGATAGTCTGCCATATTACCTCACAAATGACGGTGGTCGTTTCGAGAGCGCCCGCATCGCTCTTGCCACCGCCACGCGGGATTGCGCTGCCCAGGAGACTCGCGCAAAACTATCTTAGTCCACATTTTTTCTGCGCGCAAGCGCAAAAATCAGGATAAATCGACAATTCTCTGCACGTAACGGCCCTTTGCGTTCTTACGCCAGCCGTGAACCTCAATCCGCACCCCAGCCTCGCGCACCCGCCCAATGGTTTCAGATGCAGCAACCTTTTGAACCCGGTTAGCAACGGCCTGGGCAGTGACTTGAACCGCCAGCACCTCGCCGCGCCGGATCGCCAGCAAGTCTGCCCAGCCCCACAAGTCTTTACGGGTTCGAGTAAACGAGTTCCATTTCTCTACAACCTCGACCAAGTAACCGAGTTCTCGAAGAGCTGCCAGGCTGCGCTGTGTTGGTGTCATCTTTTACCCTTAAAATAGTTCATGCGGTTCCATGCGGTTCCATGCGGTTCTAGCAACATCTGGATATTCTGGAACTGCATCAAAAAAGATGCGGTTCCAGAGGTTTTTACCTTTAGGCAGAACCGCATGTTCTGGAACCGCATGAATTTGCCCAAAAAGTAGATGCGGTTCCATGCGGTTCCCTAAATCCCTTTGCTGGCATTTTCATATTCTTGCCCCCCGTTACTTGTCATCCGATAACCGTTATTGTGGTTCTTGTCCCGCTTGGAACTGGGCACAAACTGCTCAATTAAACCGTCCTCGACCATCTCGTTGATTAGCTCTAAATTAGCATCTTTATTGCCGCCCATATCTTTTGACAATTCGTTCTTGGTCTTATATTCCCCGACCTTTAAACCGTCCAGGATGGCCTTGATGCGCTTTTTCCTGCCGATCCTGACCATCTGCTCGGCAACCTCTTTATTGCGCGCTGCGACCTGCTTAGACTGCTCCTGCATGGCCTCCCGCCCGCCCCGCTGGACCATCTCCGGTTTGCAGTGCATTAAAAATATATCCTTTTCGTTCCCTAGCATATCCCGACCCTTTATTTCTGATTCGACTGCCCGAAACACAATCCCGTCTGCCTTTGTCACAAACCTGTGCTTGGCCTGGGCAACGTCCAGCCACCTGGCGCCATCATCCTCCTTGGTCATGTAGAGCACCTGATTAACGTCGCCCTCCCATGCGCCGGCGCCGCGGCTGGTCATGTCGCTGATGTCGGCCTTTTTCAAGGTTTTGGCTAAATGCGCCACTATTATTAGCGGAATGCCGCCCAGCTCGCTTTTTAGCTTTGATACTGCTTTCCCGACCTCGCTGTTGTCGGATTCGTTTTCCAGCTCAATAGTCGCGTTGCTGGTGTCCAAGACCACGATCGGCAGCGCGTCGCAAGAAACGCCTGTTTCCTTTGAAATATTGCGATAAACCATCGCTTGGTATATTTCCCGAACTTTGACTATCGAAGCCGCATCCATGCGCTTTGCCGGCACAATCTTGAACCATTCGCTGATTTCGGCGTCGGTCGCGGTTAGCTCGCCGGCCACCCGCATCGAAGTCAGCACCCGCACCACCTGCTTCGGATCCTCGCTGACGTAAATCACCCGGCGCCGTAACAACGGGCGCAACGTGTCGTCGGCATTGCACAGGTGCGCCGCCCTGGTCATCAGCGGCACCAGCGCGGTGGTCTTGCCGATCCCGGTAAACCCGGCCAGCAACGTCACGCCAGCAATCAGGATGTCGTCGAAAATAAACTCGTCAGGATCAAGGTCGCCGAGCGCATACGGCAGGAAATTAGCAAAAGGATGGTTTTCATCGGTAATTGTTTTATCTGGTGCCGAGCTGGTGCCTGACTTACTAAAACTGCTATCGGGCGTCGTCCTCTCCCAGCACCGTTCCCAATAGCGGTCCCCTTTGCGTTGTTCTGTCGTGCTGCCGTGTTGCCAATTCGCCAGCAGCTCGCGGGCTTCTTCCTTTTGGAATCCACCCAGCTTCAACATCGACACCATGCTGAAATCCATCGCGCTGCCGGACTGATCGGACAATCCTTCAACAGATCCAGAATACCGGGCAGCAACAGCAGGTGAGCTAGTAAGGAAATTCCAGAAACGATTATCCATATCCCTTCGGCGCACCATCTCGCGGATGCCATCCATCGTATAGGTGGGCCCACCTGTAAACAGCAGCCGCGCCAATCCCGGCTCGCTGGGGTAGCCTTTTGCTATTTTGGCGTCGTTCGGGTAATTCCATGTGCCGGGTAACCGCATCACCCGATCGCAGTTATGCGTTGTGGCGCCGGACCAAACCCTGCCAACTTGGTCATTCAATGCCTCGTAACTGTCAAAGTCGCCCTTAATCTGAAGCGGATCTCGTAATTCAAAAAACGGAGAAATGCCGTTGCCGCTGTCAATTGCGTAAGTGGCCTTACCCTGCAATGCCGGCACTGTGTTGGACATCAGGTAATCCCGCGCCTTTTCGTAGCCACCATGCTTAAACACTTGTGGATCGCAGTCTGACCAAAAGCTGACTGCCTGTGTCATATCTGTTTTTGCGGCTTTCTTGTGGCGTTCTGGCGTGACGTTGACGGTGAAATACAGGTTCATGCGTAATCGAATATTCAGATCGAGCGCCCAATCTGCTGCCGCTTGGGATTCTTCCGGCATCGTAAAACCGCGACCACGTATTGCCTCTGCTTTTCTTGGGCAAATTGCCACCAACAGCAAATTACCTGCTGGCCTGACGATCGCCAACCCTTGCAAAATAATCTCGGCAGATGGCGCCACCGCTATGTCAGTCATCATTATTCCCTCACTTTTTTAGATGCGGCATTATTCAATCCAACCATCTTAATTTTTTCGTGCGGCCAAACATCACCATCTGTGCGCCATTTATTCCACTGGCCAACCCGCTGCTGGCGCATCGTCAGCGCCAAGCCGGACCAGGACGACGAATCGCCATCAATATCCTGCTGCACAAAAAACAAACCAACATCAAGCCGACCTGCAATCGCTGAAAAAGCAGCAACCGCACTTGATGTCGGACCACCCAAAAAGAAATGCGAAAAACTTAAACGGCGCATGAAAAACGGCCCTAAAAAAACAGGTAAACCAGTTGTAATTCTATATTTCAGGCATTGTTCAAAACAATCGGCGGCGTCCTTCACACTGAAAGTAGAATATTCCAAATCCTTTTTGACTTCGATTAAGCCCCAGGGCGTATCGTCAAACAGCAAACCGAAATCCGGCACGCTACCACCAGCAATCGTGGGATGCCTGTGAAACGGCAATTCCAGTCTTGTAAACCATGCTGTCAGCGCCTGTTGCAGCTCGGCCTCGCTATCAAAATGAGGATTCATAGCTCAGGCAATAGATTTTTCTGACTTCCCCACCTTCCGGCGCCCTCGCTCCAGCGCCTGGAACGCCTTGTCAGCAATCACCACCCGCCGACCGGCCAGGATAGCGGTACTGATTTTCCCGTTATTTATCAAGGTATTGACCCACTGTCGGCTGACTTTTAGCCTTGCTGCTGCGTCTTTCACCATTATGTACACAAACCCTCCCAGTTGACTAAACGACAAGAATCGCACAATACCACAAATAATTTGAATATTGTTGTTGACACCGCGTAAACACCGGAATAGTATCTGTTTCAGCAGGTGCAGCAAAACAACCGACCAACCGACCTAAAGGAAACAAAATGCAAAATCTCTCACAGCAAGACCGCAACGATCAAATGTATGGCGTGACAGACATTGATGCTTATGTTGATAACGTTGTTGAAACGATTACTTATCAGGGCTGCGGCGTAAGCATGATCATTGCCGGCCTCATGTCAGATGCCCAAGAGGAATTGCAACACGGCGACAACGAAGGCGCCCGCAAAACTCTTAACATTGCAAAAAATATTCTGTTCCGCGCCGCTGATGGCGATTTGATTTTTTCCCGCGGCAAACGCTAACCGATCGCGCCCCTTCGGGGGCGCACCCTACCTACCTACCTACCAACCGAAAGGAAACAAAATGAAAGTCAAAATCCTAGAAGCAAATCGTCAGAAAATCAACATCCTGCTGGGCGAGATCAACGGCAAGTCGCTTGCGCATACAGCGCACGCCGGTCACATTTTTGAGCTTGCTGAACTGATGGAAATGAAGCTGGAGAAATTCAGCATTGCAAAAAAGGACCGCGCTGGTGCAAAAGCGTCGGGAATGAGCGGCGGCAATGTCCCGACCGCTTACAAATATTCAAGAATCGTCAACACCTACACGCTTGAGCGCGGATCGTCTGATTGGTTTTTGGTTGCCGCGGAATGCATCGGGATGTGGGGTAACGCAAGCAAAGATCGGTTGAGCCTGACACCGGCACAACGGGACATTGCGGTTAGCAAATTCACCGCGCAGTTTTCGGTGCAACAGGTTGTTGAGCTGGCGGTGGCAGCATGAGCGCCCCTGAACGCTGCAACTGCGGCGCCACCGACTGCCCGCGTTGCTATCCTCTGAACCGCAAGCAGTCAGCAGTCACCGAGCGCGACCGCGCTGACGCTCTCACCGACATCGTTGAGGCAACGATGGATTACGGTCGCTACCCTAGCCGCGGTCGCGCGCAAGTAGACCTCTACGAGTTTGTCGCCGACAACCTAGACAGCAGCTTTGCATACGAGCTTGTAGTCGCAGTTTTGAGCACTAACAAACAGGCGTTGCAGCCGCGCATCGAGCGTTTGTATACCCAAGTCGAACAAATGCTGAAATCTCATTATGCCGACACCGATATGGTCGAGGAACTGGCGCAAGACATGGCAAACGATCGGGGGCAGATATGAAACAAATTACTCTCAGTTGTTTTGCAACAGTAGCAACCGTCGCGGCGTTTTGGGTATTTATCGTTCTTTTATTCTCGTTCTAACCGGAGGAATCATGGCTATCAATTTACAAGCAATCAGCAGAAACACCAGCATCCAGCCACCACGTATCATGGTCTATGGCCCGCATGGGCTGGGCAAAACAACCTTCGGCGCCAGCGCACCGGCACCTATCTTCATTTTGACCGAAGATGGTTTGGGCCGGCTGGAGGTTGACCACTTCCCGGTGGCCAAAAGTCTTAAAGATGTGCAAGAGGCACTGGCGTCTTTGAAGGGCGAGCACGACTTTTCAACGGTCGTAATCGACAGCCTAGACTGGCTCGATAACCTGATCTGGGAACAGATCAACACGCAATACGAGGCAAAGGATCTGGCCTACGGCAAGGGCGCCGTAATAGCCGCGGATCTCTGGCGCAAGATTTTAGAGGATCTGAACGCCCTGCGTAGCATGGGCATGGCCAGCATTTTACTTGCACATTGCGAGATCAAGCGGTTTGACTCGCCAGAAGTTGAGCCTTACGAAAGATACCAGCCCAAGCTACAAGCCAGGTCATCTGCCCTGGTGCAGGAATGGTGCGATGTCGTTGGCTTTGCCAATTACAAAACCATCGTTAAATCGTCAGATGTGGGATTTAACAACAAGGTCAGCCGCGGCATCAGCACCGGCGAGCGCCTGTTGCACACCAGCGAGAAGCCAGCCTACCTTGCGAAGAACCGCTACAGCCTACCCGATACACTGCCGTTGGAATGGTCAACTCTGGCAGACGCAATGACGACCACAAACGCACCAACCGAACCAACCAACCAAACCAAAGGGAAATAATCATGGCCGCTTTAAATTTCAACGCAACAGCAGTAGAACCGCAACAGTCGTTTGACGCTCTCCCCCCAGGGCGTTACGAAGCAATCATCTCGGAAAGCGAGATGAAGGATACTAAAGCCGGAACCGGCCAATACCTGCAACTCACCTTTGATGTTGTTGGCGGGCAGTACGAAGGGCGCAAGCTCTGGTCGAGACTCAACCTCGTCAACCCCAACGCCACGGCGGTCAGCATTGCAGAGCGCGAGCTGTCGGCCATCTGTCACTGTGTCGGCATCCTCGTGCCGCAAGACAGCGAGGAGCTGCACGACGCGCTGTTAGTGATTGATGTGATCCAGGAACTCAACCCGATGTCCGGCCAGCAGACGAACCGCATCAAAGGTTACAGCCAGGTTAGCGCCCCGGCGCCGAAAGCCAAACCCGCGGCACCGGCAGGGTTTGCGACCGGCAAGGTTGCACCCGCAACCCCCTGGGCTAAGAAGTAACAAACCCGCTGGGGCGGCAACGCCCCGGCGTCATCGGAGGATGTATGCATCGCAGATACTCGATGGCCCCATGAGAAGCGATCCTATTTCTTATAGAGCTAGGACAGCTTTAAATAGATTGAGCAGAAACAGATGGATAAGCGGTAAAGAATGCGAAAAAATTGTAAGAAATTGGGTAACACATGCGGGCGCATATAAAGCTGTTATGAGTGGTGGCATTGAATACGTGGGAATTTTACGCGGCGATCCACCTGCATTTACTTTTGAAGATCATTACAAAGAAGTATACAAAATTACCCAAAGCGGTAAATCCGATGTTGAAATAATGATTAAACTTTTGTCAATATTATTAAGGATACAAGATGAAAACCTCTGGCGATCTAAGAATGGAATTAGCAAAATGTTTTATGTTAACTAAAGATGGGAATTTGTCAGGAGATGCCCTTCGAGGAGTTATCGGGTGTGCAAATCAAATTACAAGCAGTCTTGCCGTTGAAATGAAAGCCAGAGCGCAATTACAAAAAGAAGGCGTAGCGGCAACAGCATTGGGTGAATTGGCTATCTTCCCAAACGTTCACGACATTAAATAATCTCGGAGGAATCATGGAACTGCCTGAACCGCAAAACAGCACCAGAACCGCCATTTTCAAGCATTACGAGCAGACCGCTGATCGGCAGGGACGCCCGCACTTAGGCGCCTCTGAGATTGGCCACGAATGCGATAGGTACTTGTGGCTGTCTTTCCGGTGGGCAAAACCGGCAGACTTTGATGGCCGTATGTTGCGCTTGTTCGACAGCGGCAACCACCAGGAGCCGCGCTTGATAGCCGACCTGCGCGCAATAGGTGTCGAAGTGTGGGATAAAGACGCAGATGGCAACCAGTGGCGCTACAAGGCCGCAGGCGGTCACTTTGCAGGCAGTCTCGACGGTGTTGGCCTGGGCTTGCCGGAAGCTCCCAAAACGCCGCATTTGCTGGAATTCAAGACCGCAAACGCCAAGTCGTTTGCCGCGATGGTGAAAAATGGGGTAAAGAAGTCCAAGCCGCAGCATTACGTGCAAATGCAAGTATACATGGGCTGGGCAAAGCTCACCCGCGCCATGTATCTGATGGTCGACAAGAATACCGACGACATTTATAGCGAGCGCGTTGAGTTTGACCAGGACGAATTCGATAGGTCAATCCAGCGTGCCGAGCGCATCATTACGGCGCCGGAGCCGGCGGTCACGCTCGCCGAGGATGCCACGAACTTCACCTGCAAATTCTGCCGGTTCAAGGAACAATGCTACGGCACAGAAGCACCCGCGGTGAGCTGCCGCACCTGCGCCCACAGCACCCCTGAGACTGACGGGGACGGGCGCTGGAGCTGCGCGCAGGCTAAACCTGACATGAATGTAGCCGCCCAGCGCGCCGGCTGCGGTGAGCACCGGCACATACCAACCCTGCTGGGCCGGTTTGCCGAGCTGATGGACGCCAGCTCCAACAACCTGCTGACCTATAAAAACAAAATCACCGGCACCGAGTTCCAACAGCCAATATTTAGTAGCCAGGACATTACCAACCTGGCCGACAAGAGCTTACTCGGTGACGCTGGATTGACCAATTTTAAAACAGAGTTTGACTGCGACATTAAACCGCCGGCGCCAGCACCGTTTGCAGACTTGATAGACGATCTGCCCTGGGAAAAAGCCGCCGCGCCGAAACGTGCCAAAAAGGGGGAAAAATGAGAATCCAAACATCCATTATATCGACTAAAGAATTACAGCAAGCGTTGCGGGATTTCTGCGCCGCCAGCGGCGGCATTCCCGACACCGTTATCATTCAAAGCTACAGCTCGCAAATTGTAGTGAGTTTACGACCTGGCGGCATGATAACTGCCAACGAGTTTAATCATTCTGTTACAGGAGCTTAAAAATGAGCCGCAACGCATTTAACGAGATGGATCGAGAATATACCGAGCGCGAGGATTATTTAGCCAACCGCGCAGAGGAGCGCAGTCAGAAACCGTCGATTGATCCTTGCCCGTTTTGCGGGCACGACGACATCGAGGTTGACGAGATCGAGATCGGCATCATTGCGATCTGTTGCCCGGAATGCATGGCGATCGGACCGCACCAGGACGGTATCCAGTCGGTCGAAATGGCCATCGAAAAGTGGAACCGACGGAAATGAAAGAGTTTAGGTTAAAAGTCAGCGTCCGCAACAATCTGTTGCTGTCGGCAATCGAAGCACAAGGTTACGTTTCGGTTGCCGAGTTCGAGCGGGCTTGCGGCCTGGGAATGGGCAGGATTAACAACCTAGTAGCAATGCGAGAAGCGCCAATCTCAACGTCCGGGGAATTCTCGAAAAATGCAAAGCTGGTCATGGAGGTGTTAGGCGCAGCACCTACGGATTTGTGGACGGAGCAGCAGTTGACTATCAAACTCAAAACCAATAGCGGTGAGCGAGCTATAGATGCGAACCTCGTGCAACATTTGCTAGAGCAGAAAAACAGAACCGACTACCTGCCATCACCGGAAGATTCGTTGCTGGCGGCAGAGACATCGGCAATAGTTGAGCAGGTTTTGGGAACTCTCAAGCCCCGCGAGAAAGACATTTTGCAAGAACGATTTGAAAAAGATTTAACGCTTGAGGAGGTTGGCAATCATCACGGATTATCAAAAGAACGAATACGAGGGATAGAGTCAAAAGCATTGCGAAAGTTGCGCGACACGACACGTTCGACAATTTTGAAGGATTTGTATTGATGAATACTTTTATGAACGCATTACTGCCGCAAATACACGTAGTACGCGGAGCGCGGAAAATATCTTTTTGGGTTCCTGCTGAAGATGTTTCTGCTGAAACCGGCATGACGTATTTGCAGGAAGTAGAGCATGACTTGCGGATATTCCAACGACGTTTGGATAAAGCTGTAGCAACTGGCATCTGCGGGCATCAGTTGACACTGATTCGTAGGCAGTTTGACTATAAGCGCAGAGTGTTTATTAAACTACGGAAAAAGGAGGCAACGAAATGAAAACATTTTTTGCGTGGCACTTCACATCTGAAAAACTGCGTGATGGCTCGCCGTTGCCAAAGGTCGGAATGTGGGAGCATTTCCCCGGCAAGTTAGAATTATGCAAATCAGGTTTGCACTGGTCGCGTGACCCATTTGACGCTCTGCAACACGCACCGGGCGCTAATCT